AAAGAGCGCATTGCCTAATAACGCGCTAGGAATTACAGAAAATGTGCTCGAAATTGCAGAAGAAGCGCTGACTAAGGAAAAAACATCTGAGATAATAAACTTAGCTTTTAGTAAAATCTTTGGAGGGTGATAAGTATGGACACTAATAAAGGATTGGATATTGCAAAAGAAATAGGCCTTGCTCTATCTGCCGGAGTTATACCCGAAGGAGAATCAGATGATTTCTTTTCAAAGCTTGGCGCAAGTACGCTCCAAGGAGTGTTAGGAGGACTAAGTTCTCAAGAAGGCGGAGTGTTAAAAGCAGGCATTGTAGGAGGAGGATTGGGAATACTTGATAGCGCAGTTGCATATGGTGTAGATAAAATTCCTGGGCCAGCAGGAGAAATTTTTAAAGGTGTGACGGATAGCATTGATTTTTCAAAAGCACCTGCTCTTATCTCAAATTTATTTGACACTGCAAATAACGGAGGGTTAAATGATTTTGTTAATAACACGCTGAGCAATATAGACTTTAACAACCTAAATGTAAATGAGTTAACAGATTTAATTAATGGCGGAAGTTTGGGTGACGTTGCCCAAGCATTTCAAAGCTTTAACAACATCGAAGGATTAAAAACTCTTGTGCCTGGTATCTCTCTCACTGCGTCGTCGTTAATGGGAGGAATAGGTCTCGGGGGGCCGTTAGCGCTTGCTTTGCCAGGAGGAATAGGATTCGAGGCTGCTACTGCTTTGCTTAATGGCGAAAATCCCCTTGCTGCAATTATTGGAGGCGCAGGCGTTTTTGGTGGGTTGTTTGGAGGAGCGGGCGGATTGGGGTGCCCTTGTGATCCTAAATGTAGAAAAACTGAACATGGGATTGATAGCGATGGCAACAGACTTTTGGATCCATGTAAAGCTCTTACGATAGGTAACTCTAACGTGTATAAAGGCGCGGGGGACATATTAAATAATAACTCTGGGGCAATAGCTAGCGCGCTTGGGTTTGTATCAACGGGTATAGGATCAGAACTTATTCCTAAAAATTTATTAGATTTTACTGGGGCGATTAAGTCCATACCTAGGGTTAATGAGTTAAGTAAGAAATTCGAAGATGCGTTTAAGGGCGGAGCAGAAGGCACAGATATGATGCTAGAGACGATTTATTCCTTGGAAGCGATTGAGAAAACATTTAAAATTGCTGATAACAATATTAGCATAATGGAGCTGATTGAAAGACTTGGGTTGCTGGGATCTCAGTCTTTCATGAATAATCTTATTACCGGGAATAAAGGCGGGTTGTTAGGCAATATGACAACAGACATGGCAACTCAAGCACAAGCCATAGATGACTTGCATCGAATGGTGAGAGAGCTTAATGCGGTTAAAGATGGCTCAAGAGCAGAAGTAACAGCCACCCCTGCCATAGTTGCTACAAAGAAAAGTAAGGTAAAAATCCCTAAATACTTTAATAAATCTAGAATTGCTGCAATTATCAACTTAGTTAAAACAATTTTAGAGGCGCTTTCAACGCTTGCGTCTCTTGACCCACAATTGGGCTCTCCCTTTAAAAATCTTAAAACTAGAAATAATAAGTCTAAAGTACTTAATGACTCTCTTGCGGCTCAATTTAATACAAACCAGCCTTCCGAAGATACTTTAAATTCTGATTTTGTAGAATACACTCCCTCTAGTATTAAGTCACTTAGCAAAAATCAACTTGACTCGGGTGAGTTTGATGTACTTTTAAACCAAATTAATAATGAACAAGAAAGAGCTGCTCGTAGCGAGGGTTCTTGTGATTAAATTTTGAACAAAAATGTACTAGTTTTAAAATTTTTTTGTTTAAAGTATAGTATGAACTACAGAAAAACATACTTTGCCTTAATCAGAAAAGCACTGGAGCGCAACAAATGTCCCAAAGGCGTTCATTGCGAAGATCACCATATCATACCTAACAGTTTCGTAAAAAATAATTGGACAGTTACATTGACTCCAAGAGAGCATTTTATATGTCACAAGTTGATATATAAGTATTGCTTAAAAAGATATGGCACAAACGGATTTAAAACCAATAAGGCTTTAATAGCATTCTTTTTTATGTCTAATAGGATGAATATAAAAAGATCTAAAGAGTACGAGCAAGCAAGATCTAGAGTTATAGCTTATTTACGTTCAATACAACCAGAGTACGTTTTTTATCACAAAAAGTTTGGCAAGTTTGTCGGTACAATGCGAGAGTTTATCGAAAAATACCCCAATTTAAATCCGCATCTTCTTTCGGGTGTGTGGAATGGCCATAAGTCTCATCATAGAGGTTGGTGTATAAGCGAGGAAATGATGGATAAAGTAGAGAAGGGACTACATACTAAGAAAAAAGTTTATAAATTTGTTCATAACCAACACGGAATATTTGAAGGTAGTCTTTCTCAAATGAAAGATAAGTTTTCTCATATGAAACTAAACATATCGACATTAGCGGCAGTCTATCGAAATGAAAGGTCACAGCACAAAGGCTGGAGGAGATTAGACTATGTTGACACTAGAAATAAAATCAAGTGGATACATTCAGAATATGGAATAGTAAAAGCCGGAGTTACAGAGCTTGTAAATCTATTTCCAGAATTAAAATTAAATCGGCATCACCTCTCAAGCGTAAAAACCGGGAGATTAAAACACCATAAAAAATGGAAATTATTAAATGAATAAACAACAAAGAGATGATGAATTGGCTTTAGTAACTGATATGCAAAGCAGGGTTGGGTCACTTAGCCCTGCTGATAAGCAAGAACTACTCAGGTTGAAATGTCGCACTGACTTCATCACCTTCGCAAAAATTATCACAGATATGCAATTCAAGGCGTATCCTGTCCATGAGTTAATCTGCTCGTATCTCCAAAACATCGGAGATGGCAACCCAGAGTATAAGCGTAGCGCAATATCTCTTCCTCCTAGGACCGGTAAGTCGATGCTTATCTCGCGAATATTTCCTGCGTGGCAGCTTGGACGGAGTCCTACTGCTCAGTTTATTATGAGCTCATACGCTCTTGGTCTATCTACAGAAAACTCGAGAGCAGTATTAGATTTTATTACGTCTGAAAAGTTTTCTTGGATATTTCCAGAATGCGACATTAATAAAGAAAAGTGCAATCTTACGGCTTTACGTTCAGAAAATGGCGGGTTGATTAAGATTGCATCTGCAGGATCTAGCGTTACTGGATTTGGCTACGGAGTTATTGCAGACGATGATTTGCCAGGTATAGGTATCTTAGATGACCTTTTGGCCGATGGTAACTCATTGACAATCATGGAAAGCACTTTTGGCTGGGTGCAAGCTCAGTTCTTGACTCGTGGTCTGCCTAATCATGCGATTATTTCCATGGGCACAAGGTTTCATTGCGATGATGTTATTGGCCGATTACTTAATGCTGATAGAGATAACTGGAAAGAACTTAATGTCCCTGCTCTATGCGTCGACGAGGAATTCGATGCGTTGGGTCGGAAGTTGGGGGAATCGCATTGGCCAGAGTTCTTCCCTGTAGAAAACCTTATTGCTATTAAAAAATCCATCGGGGAAAGAGATTTTAACTCATTGTATCAAGGCCAGCCGGCCGGTGACGCTGGTGCGATATTTAAAGAGCATTGGTTGGAAACTTTTGATAAACAACAGAGATATTCTTATGTCTATGCTACAATAGACACAGCGTATAAGGCCGATAGCATGAACGACTTTACCGCAATTTGCGTGTGGGGTTTGGCGAAAGACAAAAGTTTAAAACTCATTCATGTTGTTATGGAGCGAATGGAGTTTCCAGATCTTCAAAAGCTAATTCCTAAGATAATTAAGCAATGGAAAATACGATGCGTATATATCGAAGGTAGAGCAAGCGGAGTACCTCTAATCCAGTCTTTAAAATCTTCATTAGCAATTCAAATTAAAGAAATAATTCCTTCGAAAGATAAAGTATTACGAGCTAACTCTGTCGCTCCAATTGTCGAAGAAGGTTTGGTTTCTATTTATGAAAATATTCCTAACCTTCAGAGTAGATTAAACGAACTAACCTCGTTTCCATTTATTAAAAACGATGACTTTGTAGATGCCTTTGTATACGGGGTTACTGTATATAGAGACGAACTTATGGGAGGTAAGACTTCTTCTGGTGGTATTAGGACCTCTCTACCTAAATTAGCTTATGACTCTTCGCCAATACACACAACTTCTCGTAAGTCTGCTAATCTTCATTCTTTACTTGGAGATAAAAGAAATACTAGAAACGCGGGCGGTGTTAGATATCTTTAATAAATGGTATAATTTGCATAGTTCGTAGTTCGTTAGTAAATACAATAAAACTAACGAGCGCTCGCTTTTTATTTATTTTAAATAAAATATGTCTGAAACATTAAAATTTAAGCATAGAGTTGTGTTTTTTAAACAGCCTAGTTGTCCAGCTTGTGAGGCAATGAAGCCGATCTGGGCTCAATCTGCTAATGAAATTAGCGAAGAATATCCTCATTACAAAGTTGGATTTGGCGAGTGGGACGTTACTTCGGATGATTGGGAGTTTTGCGATAAGATCGATTGCGATGGTACCCCTAATTTCGCAGTATTTGACGAAGAAGGAAGTTTGCTCGGGTTGAATACTGACGGAATGTTGTCTCCAGGACAACTCAAGGACTTTATAATTAACTCTATTAATAATGACTGAAATAGAAACAAAGAAAAGAGTCCGGTCAAAAAGAGCTCGGGATAAAAGAGATGAGCATATTATCTCTCAGATGTGGAAGGCCGACCAGGTGGCACGTAAAATATCTAACTTTACTGGGTTGCCGTTTGAGGAGCTCAGAGATGCGGCCCTAGAGTACATCGTACGTATTTATGATACTTGGGATCAGAGTAAAGGCGCAAACTTTTCTACTTGGGTGAATAGGTGTCTTCAGTTTCACATGCTTAATTACCTTAGAGACAGCTCTAGGTTGATTAAAATGCCAAGATCGTATTCTGACCTATATTTAAAGATTAGAAAATATGTAATTAAAAATCCTAATATAACAAATCAAGAGATCGCCGATAGTCTAAAAATACCTGTTAAAAAAGTAGACACTGTAAGAACAGCATTTACAATGAGTTTTAATCCGGTAACGGAACAAAACTGTGTAATCGAATCATCAGAAGATTGCGAAATTGGGTTTAATGACCTGTTGAATAATTATAATGAGCTGTTATTTAGGATTACCGACTTAGACAAAGAAGACGAGGTATTCCTTATTGACTACCTCGTAAAGAAGAGGTCGGTTTCTACGCTTTTGAGAAAAAACCCTCATTTAAAAAACATAGAAGATATCAAAAGATATTCTACAAAGCTAATTAACTATATATTATGGGCAGAAAATCTATCAGATTCTTCGGAGAAGACTACACAAAAACAAAATTTGAAAAAAAGTGGAGCGAAGTAGTAAATAGTACACAGTGTAATTACTTTGTAAGAAGTCCTGACTCTGATTTTATAAAGGACGTTCTTAGTAATACAGAGAGGTGGAAAGATCTTTGCTCTAGGGAGGGTATAAAATATAAGATAAGAAACAAAAAGTTTCAAGGAAGGTCAGTGAGAGGAGTAGTTATGATTACTCCTAACTCAAAAAACGAAATATGGTTAGGTAAAGGAAAAATTGTAGAGGAACTATATCCAAGAGATACGCCAGTACCTGAATATAGGCAGAATAAAAAACAGGCATTAATAGCTCTGAGACAGATAATCGAGCCTCAGATCGTTTTATACAGAAAATCTGTATTAAGACAGATAAAACGCAAACCATTAAAATGTCCTATTTCTGCGGATTTTTTGGAAAACGCAAGTTTTCATATTGACCACAAATATCCATTTAAAAATTTGGTGAAAGAATGGTGCAGAGAAGAAAAGCTCGATCTTGAAAATATAGATGTGTATTGCAGAGGTACAAAATGCTATCTAAGAAGCACGGTTCTTGCCGAGTCTTGGTTTGATTATCATATGATCAATGCAGAACTTCAAGCATTAAGCGCAAAAGCAAACTTGCAAAAAGGTTCAAAATATTACGGTTAAGTATTTCTAACTTCTGTTTCAGAAATATCTGTATTAAACGCCTCTTGGAAGAGTTGATCTGCTTTTTCCGCAATGAGATCTCCGATGCCCTGCGCTGTTTTTTCGCTACTTAACCAGGGTCTATTTTTATCAACAAGTGGGGCATAGCCCATACGATTGTATATTTTATACACTCCTTGGCCTGTCCTAGCCACATAGTGCCCGGCATACAATTTCCCGGTAATTATTTTTATGCTTTCTTCTTTATATCTTTCTTGAAGGTATTGAATAATCGGCCCTTCAGGGTTTTGTTCTTTTAAATATACCTCGAGCTTACGGAGAGCACCTTCTGCAAGAAGAGTTAATTTACCAGAATCGTCTCTTGAAAATTCTATTTCAAGCACAGAGTCTTGAACAGCTTTGATGTATCCTTCGGATAGCGCCTTTACTTGGTTTGAATAGGCCCTAGCAATTTCTTCAGCAATTAAAACTTTTACGTCATTAAGCTGATCCTTAACTGCGGCGCGCTTTGCGCTCTCTACCGCTTTGTCTTTTGCAGAATCTAAAGCAATATTTAATATAAACCTAGAAAGCGCGCTAACTGGTATCATGGTCTTAAGCAGCTAAATACTTCATTTGCAAAATCTATTCTCTTATCTATCGCGGGCGTTCTGGCTCTTTCGTATTTTTCTTCAAACTCTCTCACGGCATCTTCAACAGACTGGGCATTATTTAAACTTTGAATTAAACTCCCATAACCTTCCTTCATTTCTTTTGCAAAAAAGCCATATTGAGTTTGGATATTTCTAGGGTCTTGGCCTATGCTTTTTGCGTATGCCTCTAAAGCCACTCTTCTTGGACCATTCCATTGAAATATGCCAAGTTCACCGGCCGCGCCTAGAGCATTCGGATTTAAAAATATTCCATTTACGCTACTCTCTTGCAATGAGTTACCCAATATTCCTGCTACAGCATTTTTATTTTTAATTCCTAACGAATCGATCGTATTAAGAAGCCCTTGGATATTTCCCGCGCTCTCTCCTTGATTGTATTTTGAGCAGGCATATGTATACTTGCCCGGGCCAAAAACTCCGTTGATCTGAGAAGGATCGGAAGGTTGCGATGCCTGGCTTGTCAATGTAGGTTTTTTGCAATATTCAGCGCAAGAGTTTTTTCCTTCAGAGATATCATAACATAGATCTCCTGAAGAACGGATATAGTCATAATAGTCTATGTAGTTCCTAGATTGTTTGTATGATTCAAAAGTAGGAACCTCGTCTATTTTGTATTTTCCTATTGATGCTCCCCATGGCCTAATTCCCTCAATCTTAACTCTAAGATCCGCATTTTCCCACTCATAAGTAACTTGGTTAATCTGCCAATTCTTATATTTTTCTGGTATCCAGATATTTGGCTCGATAGAAGAAGATTTGCTATTACTTACCCAGTTATCGTAGTCGGATATAAAAGATAATACTGTTCGACCTGGAATTATATTTAACGCTTTAGGAACTCCTTTAAATTCTGTTTTTAAATTTATTCCATTTTTTGCAATACCTGAGCTTCCCGGTCCAGATGTTTCTGCTTTGCCAGAATTAGAAAATGTACCCACTGAGTTTTTAGATAGATCGGTGGGGATTGAACTATCTTGGAGGTGGCAAATAAGCAGCTCTGGTCCCTCTGGCGGTTTAAAGGCAACACCATTACCGCAGTTACTTCCACCAACACCCGCGCCACTAGCAACTATAGAGCCAGAGATAGTAATATCTTTTCCGGCATCTATAGGAAAGTCAATACCTTTATGATCTCTACCTGCTCCAAATCCATCGCCTCTAGTATAAGATGTTAAAGATGCCCCAGCAACTCTAACGTACTTACCCGCTAAAGCAAATAGCTCTGCTTCAGATAAAGTACGACTTTTAGACTCTTGAATATGAACATGAGAACCCGATGACACCCCTGTGCTCCCTACTTTTCCTACAAAAACGCCATCGGAAGAATTATTGCTTGGGGCCTGTAATTGCTTCTCGGACTGTGTCAGACCCTTAGAGCTAGAAAGCATTAGCTTTATAGACGCCGGGTCGATTGTTGCTATGTCACCGCTATCTAACTTGGAGTAGTATCTAAATATAGTTCTTGATTGGGGATCTGAGTTTATTGTTCCTATGGGATCGTTGGGAGAAAGCTCTGCATTTTCTTTTACCAAAATCGAAGATAGGTTTTTATACTGCTCATACACTCTCATCCTAAAGGATTTTCTTGATGTGTTAGATACATGTATGTAAAAGTTTGTCTCAATATCTACAGACTTTTCTTCAACGTTTATCTTTAATACCTTGCCACCCAAATAAGTTATAGGAGATTTTGCGTCGCCAAATAACGCTTTCTTTTCTATTTTCTCAATAGTTAGATTTTTATCTTTTGCGCTAACTTTCCATCCATTAACAACGTCTCCCGTTTGATAATCTTCTCTGTTTTCAAATTGTTTTAGAAACGGGGCAAATGCATCGGCGCTTACCTTCTCCAGTTTTTTAGAGGTGGTATTAGGATCTAATAAGCTTATGCTATATTCTATTTTGTTTGAATTTTTTAAATTGCCGGGGATGGAGGGCGTTTCAGAACCAGGGCTTATATTCTTTTCTAGATCGTTTGTAGGATATGCAGAATCAATGTTATATTGCTCGTAAAGTCCTTTGCCTAAATAAAAAACTCTAGAGGCATAACACGAATTATCTATTTTTCCGCAAATTTGTACTTTATTTGTAAACTCTTTTGTTGCTAAGGAAATAACTTGCCCGCCTTCTTCGCTCATGGCAAGTTTATTTACCAACTCTTTTGTTGTTAGGCCATTAATTCTGTATGTTCTCTCCATAGTTTTTTCATCTGCGGGAGTAGAACAAATGTCCTCTATTTCATACCCAAGCGAGTTTAATGCTTTTTTATTTAGCTCGTCTACTATTTTTTCATCTTTTTCAAAAAACTTCGGGTTGATATTTTCTTGTAGTATGACATCATACGCATGCCGACCTTTTATTGTAACTTGAGGATTGAGATCTCCTCCATGTTTAATTGAAGTACCCGATACAAGATAATAAAGATCAATAGAGTTAGTTTCATTGATTCCTTCTAGGGTATACCACAAGGTAATAATAAGAAGAGCCCTACCATCGAACTTATTTTGTTCGTTGTCTAAAAGAGAATATCTTGCGCATTTATTAACGTCAGGGTCCTCGCCTTCTGCGCATTGAGGTAGCAATACCTCATCTATCGCAGCTAGGTTAGACGGAGAAGAAAGCCTATCTACATCTAATAAAGTTTGCCAACTAATGCCATCTAAAAATGGCTCATTTAATGTAACACTACATGTGTTATCAGAGGTGGTGAAAGAAGACGATACATTGCCCCCTGCAGTATTTTTAAGCGCAGGAGAAAAGAACGCAGTAAGCGTAGCTGTTATTGATTCTATTTGTCTTTCTTCAAAGACAATTAGCTTATTACTTTTACGAGGCTTATATGCCACTCTAGCGCGGCATCTGTACAGACTACTCACAAGTCATACTATATTGGCTATAGATACTTTAAACCTCCAGACGGAGATCCCACCTGGAGGCTAAAGGTACTATTTAATTTTTTATCAGAGAAGCGCCACGACTTCTGCAAGAGCGGGAGTTGCTCCGGCAGGAATTGTACCAGCGTTATCAAGCGCAAGAACAACGATGTCCCCAACAGAGTAATCTGCACCAGGTACCGCAACACCAAGAGGATCAGCTGAAGCGACAACTGCGCCACCAACAACAGAAAGACCAGCTGCAGTAGATGCGTTACCGTCACCACCACCGGAATCTTCAGTGCTAACAAAGAAGAAGTTAGTTGCGCCATCGGCAGCGTTGGTGTAGCCGGAGCCTCCGTCAAGTAGGCTGATGGTAAGAATTCCGCCCTCAGGAGCAGATCCTTCAACCACCTCTGTTTCAGTCTCTCCAAGAACCCCAGAGATCAATTCGCAGAGATTAAATGCAGCGACCATGAAGTGGAAATCTTCTTCGCCTTCAAGACCGACATAACGAGTAACATTTACCAACTCTTCGGTAAGAGCGGTGTCGTCAGCAGCGGGGACGGTTGCGGAGTTTTTAAGAGCAGTTACAATTTGCTCAAGGCAAGCATAAGCATTACGCTTGGCCTCAAAGCCCATAGAAGGTCCGCACTTAATAAACTTATTCAGAGCAACTAAAGCGGCAGCAGCCTCAGCGGCTTCTGCTTGGACAATAGGCGCAGCTTGATATTCACCAAGTAGTGTCTGCAGTTTAAGTTTAAATTCAAATTCAATTCCAAGAGTCCTTGACAGACCCTCGTTTAGAATATTAGCCATAGTATTGTCTTATAACAAATCTATTTATCTTTAAACCACACAATAGTCCAAAATAGACTGATCGATGGATGGCTGGATAATTTTATATGGTAGGGTTGTTACGGTGTTAAGATAAGAATTCATATACGCATAATACTGCTTATGCTCTTCTTCTCTTACAAGCAGTTGGTTACGTTTGAAATAATTTGATGCTTCAGGGAACAACTCATTGATTTCTTTGATGTGCTTAGGCAGACTCCATTCCCACTCTCGCTCAATCATAAATACCTGAATATCAGAACTAACGGACTGGAAATAAGATTCAGCGGCAATGGCCCATTGCTCAGAAATAATGATATTTCTTCGGAACTTCTCATAAAAACAAACCTCGGAAAATCCTCGGTCGCAAAGAATATATCGAACTTTATCTAGTCCTATTGCGTTGAGAGGCTCGATGTATTGGTCAATGGGATTATTATGATGGGGTTGTGGTCCAGAGAAATGAAGCTTTGCTGCCGTGGTAGATCCAATCAAAAACTCATAAGAGTTCTCGATGAAGGTGGATTTACCAACTCGATCAGCTCCGAGGATCACAAAGATTTTGGGCTTCATGGGCATTTATAAACTAAGCTTATTCTATCACAGACCAACGGAGTTTAAAGTAAACAGAGATACTTTGTAATAGTCAATATGGCCGATCCTAACCATAGATGGGGAATTAGATACTCTTCTGATTCTGCAAAAAACTTAGCATATATACAAACGCAGTATACTAATGATAATACTTTTGCAAAACCTGGAGAGTTATTTTTAAATGAGACCCTTCAAGAAATTTATTATGTAGACCACGCAACAGGAGTTGCAAAAATTCTTGGATCTAAAGATCTAACTCTTTCTGGAACTTTGAACATTCCTTCTGCACCTCCAACCGCAGCAACTGATCCAGGTACTGCAGGAGATATTACTTGGGATGAAAATTATGTATATATTTGCGTAGCGGATAATACATGGAAACGTTCTGCTTTGGCTGGATGGGTTTAAAGTTTGTATGAACATATACAACCCCCCTTATGTTCAGTTCGTTTGATTTAAGTAAATAAGCAAAATTTCCTCTGTGGCATAGAAATGTGCCTCGGGGGATTTTTGCTATATGGAGTATTTTATGGCCCGTAAAGTAAAGACAACGCGCAAACAAAAAATTTTTTCAGAAATTCAATACTCAATGCCACAAATTAGAGAAAATGAAGCAAACAAAATTATAATGCCTCGCAATCCTTCTCAGGTAGATGCATTAAATTATTTAAGAACAAAAACATTAACCATTCTTACCGGGCCTCCAGGCACGGCAAAGACGCTTCTTTCTACGTATGTCGCTTGTGAGATGCTGCAGAAAAGGGCCATTGATAAAATTTACTATGTAAAACCTATTGTAGATGTCGTAGGCGAGCAAGGATTAGGATTTTTGCCAGGTGAAGTCGATGAAAAAACTGCGCCGCATATCGCCCCAGTAAGAGACGCACTAAGCGTTTTTATGCAAAAAGGAAAAGCAGACTATCTTATCGATAAGAAAATTATTGAGTTCGTTCCGCTA